TCACAAATATTTCTAAGATATGTATCCTCCGGTAAATCTTTTGATTTGCTGTCTACATAATTAGCTAAAGTACCAAAATATTTTACAATATCCTCATCTGTCTTTATATTATCTATACTTCCCGGCACTTTAATATCTTTGATTATACCATATTTACCTTGATAGGCTTCTGCTAGTGTATCTACTAAGTCTAATATTTTATCGTAGTACTTATTGAGTGCTTTGTGCTTTGCGTAAGATGTGGTCTGTAGGTGATATACTCTTGTTTGAGTGCTCGAGTGAAGTAAAAATCCAATATATTCGTTTATCATAGCTTTTTATATAAATATTATACTTTGTTGTAAAAATTAACTTCTTAGGTAAAAATCCAATAGCCTAACCAATACTTCTTCGTGGTCTACGCATGCTTCTTTATCCATTATACTATTCATTGAGTCTATTGTGGTGTCATAATCATCAGCATCAAAGTTTATTTTTAGTGTCTTTAATTTATGTACGACAAGGGCATCCGGATCTTTCTCTTTAAACATGGAGTCTATGAACTTTCTGTTAAAACCTAGTAAGTCAATATCCATTTCGCTCTTTAGTATAATATCGAACTCTTCCTTTAGCATATCGTAATCCCATTCTCCGGAAAGTGCTATCTTATTGTCTGCTATGATGAAAGCTCTTTTTTTATCATCAGTAAGGTGGGTAAGTCGTATTGTAGGAACCTCTTCAAGATTTAAATGTTTAGCGGCCATAAATCTTCCATGCCCAGCTATAATCTCGTTATCTTCGTCTATAATAATCGGATTAACAAAGCCAAATTCTGCTATGCTATTCGCAATCTTTTCTACTTGAGCTTCGCTATGTATTCTCGAGTTATAATTTGATTCTTTTATTTCCTCGATGTCAACAATTTCTATATTTAATTTACTCATGATGTCTTTCATTATAGTGTTCAATCAATAATCTTATAACTTCTGCATTAGCTTTTATGTCGTTCTCATTCATTACTGTCTTGAATTTCTTCATCATGTTTGCATAATCTTCTATGTTATATGAGAAGACAATGCTTTTTTTATTTTTAGATGCAGGAGGAGATTCAGATTTAGTTGCAGATAAGATGTCATCATCATTTTGGAAAGATTCATTTAACATTTCAAAATCCTCATAATCAAATCCCATGGCCATTGCATCTATGTCAACAGAATTGAGATATTCTAATTCATCGCTTAATTTTGTATAATCCCATTCCCCTAATTCTGTTAGTTTGTTATCTGCTATGGAGTAAGCTCTTATTTGATCATCTGTTAAATTTTCGATGCGGATAGATGGAATGGAATCTATATGTAATGCCTTAGCTGCCAGGAATCGAGCATGTCCAGCAATAATCATGTTTTTCTTATCAATGAGAATGGGAATGTTAAATCCGAACTCTGTGATGCTCTTCATTAATTTTGCTATCTGTTCATCCGGATGTATCTTACTGTTTCTTGGATTCTCTGATAATCTATTTACATCTATATATTCAATCTTATTCTTCATCTTTTAATGTTTGAGCTCTCCGTTGTCTATATATTTCTTTATCTTTTCTTTCTTCATATTTTTTTAAAGCTCTTATGTTTCCACTTTTAGCTTCTTCAAATAGTTTCATGTCTATGACGTAGTCTGCTTTATCTATTCCTTTCTTATATGCTCTATAAACTTCACTATTCTTATTGTAAAATTCATCTGTAAATGATTTCATATCAGATGTAGGGATATCTAATACATTCATTATTTTTTCTAATGAGTATCCTAAGGTTCCTACGCCTACTATTCTTCTTAGAAAGTCTTCATCATTATAATTCATGTTTCTGGGTTTATGGATTGGTTTTTTAAATCTTTGTTCTTTACTCTTTCTTTATATGCTTTTTTCATTTTCATTGATTCATTCTTTGATTCTTCCCATTGTGCTCCTAGTATCTGATGCATCCATTTCCAGTAATCCCCGCCCTTTTTTTTGACTAGCCATTTCTCATACTCCGATCTCCTCAATACATCTTCTTTCCTACATTCCTTGATAAAGACATCATAAATAAATGCTTCATCTTTTTTCATCTTTTCATGTCTTCCGAATGGGAAATAATAATACATGGCATCAATTAGAAAATAAATTCTATCTGCGGAAGAGATGTCATTAAATGTTTTAGAATCTACGACAAATGCAAACAATCCTTTAATAGCATTTAGATGTAGTTTATCCCTGCGACGAATTAACCTATCACTATAATCAGCACCTTCTTCTGCTATAATCTGCAAGTATTTATGAAAGTTATCTAAATCTTTTCGTAAATATCTTCTCAAATAATCGGTAATGATAATACCACTCATGTAAAACTATTTTTTAAATCCTCTGAAAAAACTTAGTGTAGCATCTTTTAATTTATGTAATATAGATTTTTCCCCTTGTTTTGCTTTTTTAATTGCGTCCACTATCCTTGATACACTGTCGGTAACTATAACTCGTTCTCCTTTCGAAGTGTTTACCTTAAGTTTATACACATGCTCTGGAGGTAATGTGGTTCTAAATCCTGAAGCATCCTCTCTTGTCTTATTTACAGGAGATGCTTTCTTTTTCTTTTGAACTTCTTGATTCGTCTTTACTTCTTTTTGCGAATCTACTTCTGTTTTCCTAGGTCTGCCCATAATTACAGTGTTTTATTATAAATAGTGTTATTTTGCTATAAACTTACTTTTTTATATAATTACACATTAATAACGATTATTTGTTATTGGTTTTATGTTGTAATATAATTCTAAGTCTTTATCTGCTAAACATTTAATCAATTTCTTAGCTCCTTCACTATGACTTAATTTATGAGAATCAGATGTATTCAATCTCTTTAGTTCGGTAAATGGTATATTTAATTTATTGCATATATCCTTGAAGTCCTCATCTAAAAATTCTGTACGCCCTATAAAATTAATGGGCTTATCTATCC